TAGTTGCACCTACACCGCTTCTTGCATAAATTTTAAAATTTGCGTAAGCAGGAGAAAATTCACCGTCATTGTATTTTACATATAGTTTACCGATTGGTAAATTAATACCACCACCTGTTGGGTCTAATGCTGCCAACGCAGATTGCCCGTTTGGATATAATGCAATTGGCTGTGCAACCCATGTACTTGTAGAAGAAAAATATTTTTTAACAAACCAATTTGCTCCTAGATTTACAGCAGTTGTTTTAATCCAAATAGAACCTGTTGGTGCACCGTTTACCGTAGTCAATGGAGCATTTTGTGTGCCATATTGTACAAATCCGTCATAAGTTCCGTATAGTGGAACATTGTAGTGAGGACTAATTTGTAGTTGTGGTGCTAAGTAAGTTCCTGAAAGAATACCTAATGGTCCAGCATTTTGAGCTGAAGACCCTGTTAATGTTCCTGAAACAACAAGATTTACACCTGTTGAATAAATTTGTAAGCTGCCGTTTATTACTGCGGCTGTTACACCAGAAATACTTGAACCATTAATTAAACTTGCCAATGTAGTCAGTAAACTAGTCGATGCTGTAATTGTTGAACCATTGATAATTAATGTACCAGTTACAGTTGATGGACTTAATGTAGCCGCAACTGCTGGCCAACTTGCAGACCATGCACTTGTACCTACTTGCACCCATGTGCCGCTAGCAGTTGATGTTTGATATTTTTTCAACCAAAGAGAATTTAAATTTGTCGGTGTTGTACTAGTTGTAGAAACAATTGCATAATCGCCTTGTTGTCCATAACTTGCTACAGGACCGCCTGTAATACTACTTACCAATGCAGGATTTGTAATTACACTTATATTGTTTACAGTACTTTGATTTACAAATAACTGACCGCCAGTGACATTTGCGGCTGATGCATTCCACTGGAATACACCAAAATTAGTTTCTGTTGTATCAAACCATAATGTCTGATCTGCAGGAGGTGCTGTAGGAATAGTTGGAGTGCCTTCTAATTGAGACGTATTTAAATCTGCACGTACAACATAAGCACGATTTGCTACACCTAAAAAACTATAAGCGGCTTGTAGTCCATATTCATTTAATTCGCCAGCGTGTACTGGGTTGTTTTCTGCGTCAGTTTGGAAATAAGGAATACCAAATGTTGAACCTAAATCTGCTTGACTGGTTAACAAATATACTTTGCCAGCATTTGCGGCTAGTGTTCCTGGAGCAATTCCTGTTCCAGCTGAATTCATTTTGTTTGCTTGTGAAGCAACGATAATCAAAGGTACGGTGCCAGGAGCGGCAGGTGTATAGAACGATTCGTCTACTACTGTTACGCTTACGCCTGGTGAACTAAGTTGAGCCATATTATAATCTCCATGAGTACATGTTTCTTAATGTATTTATGGTATTTTGAAAAAATAGTACTTATATACACCTAAGGAAAGGTTTAAAAAAGGCTTATTTTTTGTAAATATAATTATGAGACCACTATGCAGTTGCGGAATTCGGCCAGTAGCAGTTAATTACTATAAAAATAATAAACCTTACTACAGATCAGTATGTGGTACTTGCCTACGAGGTGTAAAATTACCTCGTTGGTATACTAGCGGATATCGACCTAAAAATACATGCGACAAATGTGGATTTAAAAGCCCACATTCAGAAGTATTTTCTGTTTTTCATGTAGATGGTGATTTGAATAATTGTAGATTGCCTAATTTAAAAACAGTTTGTGCAAACTGTAGTAGAGTTTTACACAAAGAAGGTATCAAATGGCGCCAGGGAAGTCTTACGCCTGATTTATAACTTTTAAAACTTGTTCATATAAATCATCTATACTAGTATTATTATCTAGTACGTGATCAAATTTAGTACCAACCCATGCAGTCTCACTTGCATGAATTTTTAGCTTGTCCATACGTGTTTTTGCCAGCATCCAATTCATGTGGTGATCTCCGGCATTCATAGCTACTGCGTCTTGATACCATTCAGGTTCGGGACCTCGTTTTACACGGATAACAATACCACCGGCATCTTTAATTGATTTAATTTCATTAGGAAAACGGCAATCACTAATGACAATGTCGTCTTTACTATTGCGTAATTTATTTTCTAAACTAGCAATCCACATATCATCATGAAAACCGTTACGGCAGACTTCTGTGCCCCAGTATTGTAGTATCCAACGCGGGGTAAGTTCAGGCATACCTAAGCGGTTTGCCCACCATGTATCTACTTCTTCTCGCCATTCACGGGCTTGTTTTGTTCGGCCTTCTAGCATAGTACGATCCCAGCCAAATACCATGCTGACAGCATCTTTTAGGGAGTTTGCAAACGATTCGCGCCTGTAACCATGAAAATTAGTAAGATAATCGGCAATAGTATCCTTGCCAGAACCAATAAAACCGCACACACCTATAATCATACGAACCCCCCTGTAGATATACTAGTATATAACAGTTTTGTTACAAGGTCAAGAATTTTTATTTCGTTTTTTTTTAAGATAATTACATGACAAGGTTAAAAATGACAACAATTAAATGGATTCCTTCATACAATTTACATATGGCTAATTCTGCAGAAGATATAACTCATTTTGCACCCGAACCTGCTTTTAAATTTTTCACTCAAAACCGTAATGCAAGTCCATATCTTAAATGCCCGGCATTCTCAGGGTTTTTAAAAAATACATTTGTTATTAAAAGTCCATACGATTTAACAGTATTTTTAAATAGATCTCAAAAAGCTATCAAAGTACAAGGGCACGATCATGCATTTTTTCACAATAATATAAAAATGCATGACATTTCTAGCCCAACAGATCCGATAGTGCTGTCATTACCTCCAAGATACATTTTTATCACGGATAGTAAAACGCCGGTGAATATAGTATCATTACCTATGATGTTACAACCAAATAATTACGGGGTAATTCCAGGAGGATTTGATATTACTAGATGGATTAGACCGTTAGAGTTTTCTATAGAAGTATACAATGATACTGTACCTGTTGAAATTAAAAGGGGAGATCCTCTTATGATGGTTAAATTTATAACCGAAGACGGGAGTTCAGTAATTTTGGAAAAAGATATATTGAATCAAGAAATTGCTGATGTAGTTAGCAGATGCATGTCTGTTAAGAACACTATCAAAGGGCAGAATTTAAAAAGTCTATACAACATGGCATACGACTATATTGAAATGATGAAGTCTAAAATATTTAAAAAACGAAAGTTTTTTAACCTGTTATAAAGTAATAACCTGTTCCGCCTGCAACTAACGTTTCTAATTCTTTGTCTAATTTTTCCAATTCTTCTTTGGCTTCTGCTAAAAGCGATGTACCATTAAGTGTAATTGGACTACCAGGACCTGCTATAGAACCAAATTTACTACGAGCTTGCCCTAAACTAACTTTACAAGTAGCTAATGCGTAATCTTTTAACCATTGATTAGCATAAGGATCTTGCAACAATACCCAATCTGGACGGAAATTGTAACTTTGTATTAAGATCTGCTCGCCTTGTGCAAAAGGACGTTGTAAAATGTCTAGTAAATGACTAGTTGGCTTCCATAAAAATTCAATATAACTACCAAACATACGTCCAACTAGTTTTTGATAACCAGCGAACGCATCATAAGTTGCCAGACCGCCCATCATACTACCTGACATTAGATAGGTGTTTGTATAAGCTAGATTAAACGGCTCGAATAGTGTACCACCCGCACCAATTCCACTTCTTGAGCCAATAGCTCTACGAAACACTTGACGCACTGAGATAACTTCATCTGGTAATCTATATTCATTTTGATCCTGTATAAGTTCAAGAAATAAGTAGCTTTCTTCTACACTATTAGGACTACGCTGACGATAACGATTTAGCGCACGATCTAACGCATTTTCATAATGTGTTGGATCTAATTCTATATCTATCATACCGTCACCCAGCATTAGCTTGCAATAATCAAATACTTTATTGCGTTCTACAGTTGAATTACTCTGGGTTGTTGATGGTAGTGGATCGGCCATAATTTTACTCTCTTACTATATTTAGCTAACGATAAATATCATTATGCCACGTTTATCTTTATACAAACCAGAAAAAGGCAACGACTATAAATTTATAGATCGTCAAGCCAGCGAAATGTTCCAAGCAGGAGGTACTGATGTATATCTGCACAAGTACTTAGGTGCCAATACGACCGAAGAAAATGCTACTGCGGATCAGCCTAATTATGCTACAAATTCTGTTACAAATATACAAGATTTGTTATTTTTAGAAAATCGCGATAGAACATATGATACCGAGATATACAGAATTCGTGGATTGTACAATGTACAAAATATTGATTTTAATTTAAGTCAATTTGGCTTGTTTATCGATAACGATACTTTATATATGACTGTACATATTAATGATTTTATAAAGTATATAGGACGAAAACCCGTAAGTGGAGATGTATTAGAATTGCCTCACTTGCGAGATGACTTTGCTTTAAATAATTTTGATTTTGCATTGCCTAGATATTATGTTATTGAGGATGTTGGTCGCGCTAGTGAAGGATTCAGTGTTACATGGTTCCCACATTTATTTAGATTAAAACTTAAGAAAGTAGTAAATAGTCAGCAATTCTCACAAATTTTTGACGCACCGGCAAAAGATGCCAACGGTGATCCAGTAGCAGGAACCACTTTGCAAGATTTACTCAGTACATATAATCAAGAACTAGCGATTAACGACCAAGTTATTGCTCAATCCGAAGCAGATGCGCCATTGAGCGGTTACGAGACTAGACAATTTTATACACTAGCAGTTGATCCTAACACTGGTAAAGCAGTTTTAACTACCGCAGATGAAACAGATATATTAGCAAGTTCGAATGGAGCTAGTATATTGGCAAGCGCAGAACAAGGCATTCCGCAACGTACAGGTTATACAGGATATTTAATCGGTAATGGTTATCCTCCTAATGGCTATGAATTTGGGTTTGGTATACAATTTCCGGCAAATCCTGCCGCAGATGATTTCTTTTTGCGTGTAGATATGTTGCCAAATAGATTATACAGATATGATGGTGGACAAAATGCATGGATAGCATACGAAGATGCAGTACGTATGACAATGACTAATAACGATACACGAAGTACACTAAAAACTAGTTTTATTAATAACACTAATTGGTTGTATAACGATGCTATTGAAAATGGATCTGGGTTTTCTCACAACCCGACCCCTGTGTCAGGAGAGCCAGCTGGATACATTTTACAAGGATCCACAATTGTCTACACATTAATGAACTATATTACAGCACCTTTTGTAGTATTAAAATTAAATTCTATAGAGTTAGATTTTGACTTAGCAACTTATCCTAATTTATTCACTAATAATTTTGGATATTTACAAATTAATCTACCAGTTATTAACAACGAACAACAAATAATTCCATTTAATGGTGTTTGGACTGTTACATTATATAATAACAGAGAAGCAGTAAGACAATCAATTTCTAAAGTTCTTAAACCACAGGCGGATTTCTAATGCAGTTCTTTTACGACGGTCAAGTAAGACGATATATCACACAAGTTATTCGTGTATTCAGTAATTTTGTAGTCAAGTACGGCGACGGTAGTTTACATAGAATACCTGTAATGTACGGTGATCCTGATAGACAAGTTGCTAGCATTATTAGGCAAAATAGTGAGAATGTTGTTAATAGTGTTCCACGTATTGCTGTTTATATTAGTGCATTAAGTTTAGATAGGACTCGTATAGGAGATTCTACATTTACCGATAAAGTACAGATTAGAGAACGAGATATAAATCTCGAAACAAACAAATATACACAAGGTCAAGGTAAAAACTATACAATTGAAAGGTTAATGCCAACACCTTTTGAACTTAAATTTAAAGTCGATATTTGGAGCTCTAGTACTGAACAAAAATTGCAAATATTAGAACAGATACTGGTGTTGTTTAATCCAAGTCTTGAATTACAAACAACCGATAATTATATTGACTGGTCTAGTTTAACTGTTTTAGAATTAGATGAAATTAATTGGTCTAGTCGTCAAGTTCCTGTAGGCACCGACACACCTAATGAAATTGCCACATTAAGTTTACACACACCTATATGGATTAATCCGCCTGTAAAAGTTAAACATATGGGCGTTATTACAAAAATTATTACAAGTTTATACAATAACGCCAATGCTAGTCCTACATATATAGAAGGATTAGGTCAAGATCCGTTAGCAGGTCAAGTAACATTAAGTGAATTGATTGATCAAGAAATTACAACAATTACAGACTATAAAATTGAAGTATATTCAAATTCAATAAAATTATTAGG